GAGAATCAGTAAGTTCAAAAAATCTCTCCGGTTCGACCATAGACATACTTTTACACATGTTCTGTGCATCATTATAATTCTCACAATGTTTTGCGGAAAGATTTATTAATTTGTCAGGAAGATGTGGGAAGTCAGAATGTAAATACTTTATCATAAAATTTAGATTTACCTGATCTATCCTAACAGAATTATTTGGAAGAAATTTTGCAATCTTGTTAAAATGCTTATCTAGTTCATATAAGCATACAATAGTTCCTACAATATTTGCTGAAGCTATTTGTTTAGAAAGCACATCAGATATATCTGATACAAAGGATTCATCATACCGGACAATATATAATGTCGGTTCAAGTGGAATTAAATGATTAACTGACATTATGGAAAGAACAGCATCAACACTTTGATATTCTTCAAATTTTCCATAATGATCTTTAAGAATTGACAAATACTTCTTCTTTATACCGTATTCAGTTCCACCAAATACATAGAAATTCCTTGGTTTATTTCCAAGTATCTCTGTACCAACATCTTGAATTGTAAGCATATGACCTACCTCAATATAGTTTCAAACATAGAAAGTTTCATGAGCAATAACTTATGACGTTTAGTATTTAACTTATCTAACGATGTATCAAATGCAAACTCAAATACTGTGTTATTTAAGTCTGACTTATCAAATACAGAATCACATACATCAAAAGATAGTGAAGTTTCAACATCCTTTGGATATGGAACAATTGTAAAATCTTTAGGCAATTCACGTTCAGGAATAATTACCCAAGTAAACATAGCAAGTTGAGATCCGTTATCTGTAAAATATGCCGGATACTTAAATCTTGCTGTAGCTTCTTCTTTAATCTTCTCCCATATAGGCTTTTTGAATGTTATCTTATGATTGGTAAGATGCGTTTTACATTCCCCAAGCCACTCTTCAGAAGAAACATCACCTGGGTAATTGTGACGAGAACCACTACCTGTCACTTGTTTCCATCCAAGTATTTTGGCTACAAGTTTTTCTTGTTTATCACTTGCTTCTTTTTTATCCATAAATCACTCCATGTCTTCAGCAACATCAAAAGATGAATTTGTTGCACTCGTTATGTATTTCTCCAAAGATGCATAATAATCTGAATGACTATTAATATAGTCATATACCTTAGCCATACCCTGAACTTTCAATGGTTTACCATTTTCATCCTCTAAAATTTCACCAGTGAATGGATCACTAAATGTAAACCAAGCACCTGACTTCTTTATGATTCCATATCTTGTAAGTGCAGTTTGTGCCAAATCAATATCTTTACGTATTCCCGTTTGAGCCATAAGATAATAAGATGCATTCTTCCTATCAAATGGTGCAGTCTTCTGTTTTGTAAGTCTAACATTGATAATATGTCCGGCAGGATTTTCAGACTTTTGTGGAAGTTCATTTCCAAGAAAATCTACAGGAGTTCCTATACTAAATTCTAACATAAGAGATGAATAGAATTTAACTGCTTGACCACCAGGTGTATTCACGGCATATGGGTTAGCCAAATTATCTCTATTCTGATTGATTAAAATCATAGTACAGTCATACCGATCAAGCAGTGGAACAGCCTTTACAAGAAAATCAGTCATAAGTCCTGCTAATGCTGCAACAGTCTTTTCCCCAAGTTTCTTTTTAAGTTTAGATTCTGGAAGTAGGGATGGAATACTATCAATTACAAGTAACCCCATTTCTCCAGTTTCTATTAAGTCTAATGCAGTTTGCAGAATATCTTCTGCAAACACATTCGGTGGTTGCATAATCTCAATGTGTTCAGGATCTACACCAAGCTTTTCAGACCACTCTTCATCAAATGTATGTTCCAAATCCATATAAAGAATCTTCTTTATACCACGATCCTTATATTCTTCTAATTCAGCAGCAATTGATTTATTTTCTGACATCTTCTCCTGCAACATTAAGATGTGTTCGTTATATTCTTTTTCAAAAATATCATAAGCATTTTTACATACATCAACACATGTAGATGTTTTACCAGATGAATACTTACCATAAAAATGGGAAATTCTTCTTCTAGGAACACCACCATATGTTGCATAATTCAGCATCGGGCTAGAGAATGGAATCTTTGGACTTCTCTTAGCCTTAGCACTATCCATAAGTTCAGCGCAATTCCAATCTTTTTTCTTCTTATTAATAATCGAAGCAAATGTAGCAGCCATATTAAACCTCACTTAGATCAAACCGGAATATCCGGGTTATACGTAGGTAAATCCTCTGGTACAACCATACCTACAGGATTAGACAATTCAGAATTTCTTCTGGAATCCCAAACCTTTTTTGCACCCATAATCAATTCTTTAGAAAATGTCTGTTCATTTTCTACACGTGTAATAACAGAACTATAAGCTGAATGTAAAATTTCATATTCTGTCATTTCTTTATTAATTACACGTGCTACATATTCATTAGTCTGAGTTTTATTCATCCCCTGTTCAGATGCATAAGCCATAGCATCATTACGAAGTTTTTCAACCAATTCTTTATTCTTTAGTTTGACAACTTCGCAACTGAGTCTTAATTTATTCAACCGTTCTGCTACAGAGAAAAGCTCCATTGGAAATGTAGTTAGGATATATTCCAATTCAGCATCCGTGATTGGGTGTACATCAGATTTCATACGTGTATACAAATTACGAACTTCCTTGAAATTTTCTTCAAAATTGTCTCTGTACAAACTATCACAAAAATTCTGAATAGCGTTCATATCATCAGAGTATTCAGATATAACTTTATCAAGATTTGACATCTGACTTCTGCTCCTTTTTCTGCACAGGAATTGGAGTGCATAAATACGTAAGTGCAACTTCCTGTAAATATGTTGTTGATTTTAAATCTGAAATAAGTCTCAACAGTAGATTTGAAAGTTTCATACATATAATAGAATGTTTAATGCCATAATTAGCAACCTTATCCTTATAATGTGCTGGAATCATAGTTGCAGTAATATCTTGCATAAATATATATTTGGTAACGTTTGTAACAAACGAATGAAATCCCTCAATCCATTTTACAAAATTTACACCGGAATTATACACATTGTTAAGTATCTTAGTGATTGTTTCATTATCATGCTTTGCATAGGATGCAAGCAAAGCAAAATAATCATCATATTTCGGTAAATTAAGTGATTTCATTAAAGTCTCAGAAGTTAGATCTTCACTATATGCAAGTGCCTTATCCAAAAGAGTAAGGCTATCACGCATACCACCGCCAGACAATTTAGCAATGTAACTAATAGCATCTTCGGTATAAGTGATATGTCTACCTTCTGCATTTTCTTGATCTATAACATATTTCAATCTACCAATAATCCCATCAACACTAATCTTAGACAATTGAAATGTCTGAACTCTTGATAATATAGTTGCTGGAATCTTTTCTGGATTAGTAGTAAGAAATATAAATACAGTTTTTGCTGGATTCTCTTCAAGAGTCTTCAGTAATGCTTGCCATGAACTAGAACTTAATGAATGGCACTCATCTATTATGAAGATTTTATACTTAGAATCTATCGGGTAAGTCCTTGATTGTTCTATTAATTTTTTAACATCTTCAACACCACCATGAGATGCAGCATCCATTTCAATATTAGAATCAATACCATCATTTATGGTAGTAGACATAATACGTCCTAGAGTTGTTTTTCCGGTGCCAGCAGGTCCAATCAAAAGAAAATTCCGAATGGTCATATTTGGATCTTCACACAACTTTCGAAGCATAGTTACTACTAAACCTTGCTCCACAACATCATCAAATTTATTTGGTCTATATTTCTGTGCTAAATTTGACAAAATACTATACCTCAATTCGATAAAAATAAATATATACAAATACTATAACGATTTAGCATTTGAAAATCTAATATTCCTTGCACACATTATAATATGGACATCTTGATGGTTTACACCAAGCATCACCACTAGGTAATGGATCTGGTGCTAAATTCTTTCTTGCAAGATCTAATACTCGTTCAAATCGTTCTTTAACTTCAACCATATCATGATAGGATACTGTAATTTCAAAACATTTTAAGCCACCATACTGCCTATCTTGATATAGAAACAAAACATTAGGTAACTGTAAAAGTGTTGAATAACATTTAACTTGATCTATATGATGTGGCTTAGGATCTGACAGATTGTCCCAAGAAGAATATTCAGATGTTTTTATCTCAAGTAGATAACGTTTTCCATTTCTCTGAATAATCCCATCACAAGCAAACCGTATGGGTGGTTCTTCAATTTGAATTAAAGACTCTAATCCAGAATCATCTTCAGACAATGTATAATTATATGGGAAATCTATAGAATTTATATGATCTTGAACACTTACCCAATCATTGCCAAGCATATCTCGTAGATTCGTTTGCAGTATTCTATGACACGCAGTTCCAATATCTGCCGTAAAATTCAATGTAGGATCTGCAATAGAAATTTCTGCCTTAGAACCACGTAAGCGGAACCAGCTCCATCTATCACAACGGAAAGATGAAGCTGCGAATGTACGGCTCGATGGTTTCTCTGCATCAGCCATAATCTTCTGTTCCACAAATGAATCATAGTCATCGAGAAATTCAGAACTTGTAGCAGAATTAAATTTTACAAGATGTTGAATATCTGAATGTCTAAATCCCATACTACTCCACTCCAGCCAAAATAGTTGTAAGATTATCATTCCAAATAATGATACCTATAGCTCTAGAACCGTCATTTGCAAATACCGGACTAATGTCAACAAACTGTTCATCACCATAATTCGCAATAACTTGTTTCAGCAAATCAAGTCTGAAATTTACAGAATAGTTAAGTGATTCACCACCATCAACTTCAAATTTACCATTCACATTGTCATCTGAAATGTTAAGTGTCCCATCAGATACTGAAAATTTTATACTACTTGATCCAACGGTAGAAAGTAAAGTAGCCTGATTCAAAAGTTTTGTAACAAGCTTTGTAAATACCTTTGAAGATTCCGTAGGATGTGTCATTTTTGAAAGGAACATGTCAGATTTGTAACTTCCTATATTCTCATCAGATTCATACTGAGGTGTGAACTGAGTAACATAATCATATGCATCCTTAGAGAACTTTACAATATAATCATCACCTACTTTTGCAATCTTAGCAATGTCTGGAAGTGAATTAAACAGGTTAATGATTGTATCAGAAAGCAGGCAAGTAGTACCAAGATTTCCCTTTTTAGAATGTGTAAACCGACTAATATCAAAATCCCCAGTTAACACATCACCATCTTCACCTATCCATACTTTAGTATATACCGGACGAACATAAGAAGAAGATATAGCATACATCTGATTGTTCTTAATAAACTGCCAATCCTGTTTATTAATATCAGAGAATTCAGCATCTGAAGTTGATACAGATGGTGCTTTCAAAGAAAAATCAGAAACATCAATAGCATCACCAATATTATTCCCCAATGAGAACTTAGATGTACCGGACTGCAACTTAATGCCATTATTATCAAATTCAATAGTAACATTGGCTTCAAGTGTGTTTACAAGTTTCTTAAAAAGTAAACTATCTACAAATGCAGTTGCAGGCTCTCCCTCACCTACACCATTGACTGTAATTTCTGTGCAAATCATAGAAGATTCAATATTAATCTTCAGCTTATCTGTAGTAGCACTAATCTGAGTTATACCACTCTTCTTGTAAAAATTTGATACATTGGAATCAATAATTCCCAAGTTAAGTGCTTCTGCCAACGGTCTTGTGTTTGTTGTAAATTTCATAATTTGCATCTCCTTATTACTTAATATAATTAACTACATAGTTCTCAATTTTTGCAATGAAATCTTCATCAGATTCAACATTAAGTTCTTTCTTACAATCTGTAATGCACTGTAAATATTCATCGCTTATAACACCATTTACACCAACAGATGCATCACCTTTTGGTTTTTCACCATTTTCATCCTTATAAACTGGTAAAAGATATTCACATTCACAAAGATGATACTGTACCCACTTAACTTCATCTTCAGTTAAATTAGTAAGTGACTTTGGCTTTGTATACTGACATGGGTATTCCAACCCTTTCCAACGGATAGATGTTGTTACATCACACTTAGATGGAAATGGTAAGAAATCTGCAGCTTCAACCATCATTCCGCTAAGTAGTTCACCACCGCGTTTCCAATGTTTGATAGGAACTTCAGCCATAAGTTCATCATGTACAGGAACTAATAATCTTCCACCAATAGCTTTCCATTCTTCATTAGATTCAAGTTTTAACATAGCCAGCTTGGTTTGATCAGCTGCGCTGCCTTGTATCACGGCGTTAAGGCATTGACGTGTAGCTCTTGCAATTTTAGAACGGTTATTAATAACCTGAATATGATATCTATCGTGAAGTTCACGCATCCGCTTATATACTTTTCCACGATTTTTAAAACTACGAAATTCCTGCTGTAAAGCTTGCTTAACTCGGTCAGGAATTGCATCTTTGTTCTTTAATGTAGATGGATCAAGTGGATCTACATCTGGATTTATATACCCATCCAACGGTATGAAGTCATATTCAGGCAACTGCATATCTGGAAGATGCCTACGTCTACCAAGAATAGTTTCTGTAAATCCATACTGCCTTGCTTTCTTCTGTGTTGCTATCATTATCGCACGTATGTTTGGAAACGCATTAAGGACAGAATCATAAATCTTCTGTGCAGATTCAACTTTCTCATCTTCAGACATATCCTTATTTTTACCAAATAATTGTTCTGCGATAGATGGAACCGAACGTCCATATGTTATTCCCAAGAGTATTTTCTTTGCTTCATTTCTTCGTGCGTAACCATCTGCTTGGTATTCACCAGTTTCTGGATGATGTTCAAGACATCTCTCATATGGAAGATTGAATGCTAAACTTGCAATTGTGGCATATACATCACGATTATTCTGAAATGCCTTAATCATAGATTTTTCATTTGCTACAAATGCAGTAAGACGTGGTTCTTGGCTGCTGTAATCACTAGACAACAGTACATACCCAGGTGTTGCTCTAAACATATGCCGTATATCTTCCGCATGGCTGGGTATATTCATCATGTTGGGATTTGTACAAGATAGACGACCAGTATCAGCACCAAGTTGTTTAAACTCAGCATGGATACGACTATCTGGTGTAGTAGATTTCGGCATCTTATCTACGAATGTACTAATCAATGTATCAAGGCTTCGTACTTTCAATATCTGATTTGTAACAGGTAAATTCAATTCACCAAGGACTTCTTTCCCTGTGCTATCGTTTCCATCCGGCTTTGGAAGACCCATAACTGTGTACAAAAGATACTTAACCTGTGGATTTGAATTAGGATTAAATTCTTTACCAGTTATAAATGCTTTTTTACCGAATGCAGGTATGGTTGTAGATTTTTCCAATTCAGCATCAACAAGTTCTGCAAGTTTTATAAGTTCTTTATTGTATCTATCATTATAACGGACCATTAATTTTCTTGCTACATCTTTATCCACGTACATTCCGGTACGGTGAAGATGCTGACACACTTTAATAAGTGGCATTTCTACTTGCCAGATAAGATCTGCTAATTTTCCAAGGTTTGCTTTTTCACACTTCGGATGACCTTTTGTTGCATATGGCAACTGCCATTTAAATAACTCATAGGTTATCTTTGCATCATTTGCAGCATAAAGTTTTGCAACTTCCGGTTTACAATATGGAAACATCTGCGGAGTAAAGAAATCTGAGAACTTCTTTGGATCCCCTTTTCCACGTAGTACATATTTATTGTATAAAACCTTTAATGCATTGTCACGTTCATTTTCTTTTAGACATCTCCAAGCAAGGATTACATCATAATAACATACATCACATAGATCAACTTTCAAGTCCTTGTAGATCATAGCCAAGTCGAAATCCGCATTTGCGAAAATCAATTTAACTTTTCCATCAACTAATCGTTGAAATTCTTCACCAACTTCATCATATGATAATTGATTTTTGTATGGTTCATCAAAGATTGGAACCAAATGTTTCATTGGTATATAACATTCAACACCACCTGGATAGTATAAAGATGCACCTACAATAGTATCTTTTATTCTGTCAAGTCCTGTTGTCTCTGTATCTATACCGGCATACCCAGAGTCAATAACTTTAGTTACATAATCATGTAGTTGTTCCTTTGATGTAATCAAAATTGATTCAGAATCTTTAAAATAGTCAACAACCTGTGCTGACATTTCATTTAAAGATTCTGTTATACTTGATGCTTTACCAGATTGTTTTTTAGAAGATGCGAAGAGTTCTTTACTTTTTGATGCAATAGCATTTACATCAGCGATTTGGTCTTCTGTCCAAAATCCCATAGACCCCTCCAAAAACTATGAATTAGGGTAGATGACAAAAAAAATCACCTACCCTAATTTTTTAGAAACTTACATCATCAACATCGCTATCTACAATGTCATCACAAACATTTATATCGGCATCCGCAGATACAGGATCATATACAGGTGTTTCTACTGCATTTGAAGATATTCTAGGTGTTACAGAATAATCAGGCAAGTCATCATCAATTGAGTTGGTTTCAGAATTTGCAAACAAATTTGAAAGTTCTTCAGAAGACATGTCTTTACAAATCTGCTCATAAGCATCAGGGAACTTAATATTGAACTTTTCAAGAATCTCACTGTAAGTCATTGGGGCCTTACTAAGTAGATCAATCTGATAAGTAGTATTGATATCACCTGCAATACCATTACGAGTAATTCTGAATACATAATTACTTGGATTAGAACACTTCTTAAACACGTCACGAAGCAACTGCTTTTCAAATGCAGAACCACGATCCCAGAATAAAAATTCATCAGGAAGTCCAGCATCACGATTTAGCTTAATAAGCGGAATAAATAGCTTATTCTGTACCTTAATTCTCTTAGCACATACTGGGCAACTACGTCCAATACACTGAACATATCCACTATAGTCTGCGGATTTTACATAGTGAACATCAGCGAGAAGTACATCATTGTAACTCTCATACAGGAAAATCACATCTGCAAAATCACCATTGTCTGGAAGAACAAACTTTCCCCTATACTTCTCTTCATTAAACTGAACAGCACTCTTAAATGCCATAACATATCCCTCCTTTTGGATATTTGATATTGTACTAATTTATATAACGATTTTCGTTATCAAAAACTTACACATAGGATTCAAGTGTATCTGACCCAAGTAACCTTATTAAATCAGTTCTTAAATCCTCAATGATCTTTAACCTTTTAGCATCATCAATTTTCTTAGATTCCCAAACAGAAATCCTTTTAGGTTTAGCAGATGGATTCTTTAAATATGTAGTCCAATCTAACCTATCACCAAGAAGTTCAGATACAACTACGATAGTTTCATAACCTTTGGATTCAATGATTCGCCAAAAAGATTCCCTAAAAGAATCGGTATTTTGAGATTCTGTGTCATGGTAACTTGGAACAAGGTCAAATATACTCGTTGTCTCATCCATACCTGGGATACAACTTGCAATGCATTCGTTATCACTAATTGTTTTAAATTTACTATTACGATTTGTAAGACATCCAATACAGTTATACACAACAGTATATATGTAGGATTCTGAAAATCTTTCTGGATGATCTTCAATCTTTGCTACATTTTTACAAAGATACTGCATTACAACTTCTACAATATCTGTTTCTGGAACATAATCACGATAAAGTTTGTACCAAGCCAATGTAATCTGTTCATAAAACTGTACAAAAAGAACCGCTGCCTTATGATCTGCTGGAATGGAAAGCCACTCCACATAAGACATCGGTTCAGTATAACCTAAATAGTCCTTAAATATATCACGTGTTTTTGCCAATTCGGTAGAATGCATCATATTCTGTCCCCCATTCTTTCTGAATACTTGAAATCTTTGAGATTTGATCAATAAAAATATGCATTTAACATTTACTATTTTAATACTTATGTCACAAAATGTCAACACAAAACTACTTAGAAAATTATTCACGATTTGCGTAAAGATTATCAAATTCTTCCTTTGTACAATCATTTAAATCTTTTCCATCTGGCATAGATATTGACCAAACAAATGCTACGGACTTCAGATGTTTTTTCAGTTTGATAGTTGCGTTTCTACCAGCTTCATCACCATCCATACATATGACAAAATCCTGTACACCAAGTTCTTTTAACTGTTGTATCTGATAAGAATTACCTGTACCAAGAAGTGCTACTGCGGCATATCCATAACTTACTGCTGTTAAAGCATTGATAGCAGATTCACAAATAACTACAGTTTTAACACCTTGGGGCAACATATCTATACCAAATACTGGTTTTGTCACGCCAGATGGGTAATTATATAATTTTCCTTGAATACTTCTTCTACAGAAGAACAATGTTCTTCCATCTCTGTCTCTAACTGGAATAGTTATACATGGTACAGGTTTCTTCCGCCCAGGCGGTATCCACTTTGCATCATATCCTATGTCATAATCCTCAATTATTTTATCTGTCAGCTTTCGCTTATACATATATGGAACCACAAAACGGTAAGATGCCAATTCTTCTTCTGATACATAAGTAGTCTTTTTATTTTCAAGTTCGTTAATATAGTTGATTGAATACTTATTTGATACTTGATCCATAAGTTCTTTCGGAACCAGATACTCAAAATCAGAATCTTCAGAATAATCTGATATATTTTCTTTCAACCAATCTTTACCAGATTTTTTAATTCCATGAAGTTTTAATATTTCATCTATACCATGTTCAAGTGAATAAGATATACCACACGCAAAGCAGTGAAAATTCCCAGGTTCATAAGTGACACCACCACGCATTTGTGCATGTATAGAAACTCCACATGATGGTTTCTTCTCCTGTCCATTACTATGAAATGGGCAGAAGATAGAATACCAATCATCCATTACTCTGTTTACTCTTATAAGTTTATGGGTTTCTAGTGTATCCACTACATTGATAATATCCATAACTTATCCCTACCAATCTAAAATTCTACATCACCGTCATCTTCAAATGAAACATCTGCAAGAACGGATGCATCTGAATCCATAGTATGCGTTGTACCTACTGTAATAGTTGGTGTTGAAATTCCAGCCATAGGATCTTCGGAATCATCACCTGGAAGATATTGCATATTACCAGTATTAATATCCCAAGCATAACTAAGAATTGGTCGTTGATTATTAGCCATACGTGCTTTTTCAAGACGAATGTCTAACACGTGTTTATCAAAGATTTGTCGAACTGCAAATGCTTGTGTACATATTCTTGCCGGGTGGTCAGAAGATTCTACGTTATACAGATTCGGAAACGGTTCACCTTTATCATCCTTGGTTTCACGAGTTTCACGATTTGCCTGAGTTGCAACAACAACCGCACATCCATATAGCTTACTCATCCTAAACAAATCCATACAGATGTTCTTGTACTTAATATGGTCAGGTTCGTTCCTATTATAATCTGACATGTAAGACAAACCATCTATGATTACTAATTTGATTCCGTACTTCCTAACTAAACTTGATAGACCTTGTACATCTACAACTCCCTCAGACATATTCTGGTCTTCAACAATAAGTGCTGGTGCAACTTCTTCTGGAAGTTTTCTAATGTATTCTTCATACTGTTCAGAATATTTTCCCTGAAATAGTTGACTATTTTGGAAATGACCTCTCCATGTATCAAACCTAGTAGCAAGATAAGATGCTTGCATCTCAGGTGAATAGTACAAAACTGGAAATCCATTCTTTTGGGCAGACTCCATCATCTTTGTACATATCCAAGATTTACCGGTACCAGTACGAGCGATTATTATTAATAATTCTTCTATGGTAGATAATCCACCATACATCAATTTGTCTATTTCGGCAAACCCGGTAGGTATCCTTGTCTGCTTTGCATATTCTTGTACTTGTTTTGCTCTTTCTAATGCATCGTGAATTATATCTGTCGGCTTTGAATCAGATAGGTCATTAGCCTTATCACACTGCATAGAAAGATATTTCCAAGCATCACTAACATCACCAGATCCAAGATCCTTTAGTTTGTTAAAAGTTTCTCTAAGAAGAATTCTCATCTTATTCTTCTTAATTTCACGGGCAAGATATGTATATGGTTCCTTTACTGACACAAGATTAATGTCAGGAAACTTAGCCATAAATGTAAATGCATCTGGTGTAGAACCATACTTTAATTGATGATCGAGTATAAATGTAATATGATCCTTTAATGTGGAATAGTAACTAGCATCAAACGAACAAAGTTCATTTATTTCCTGTGGATCATCACTTGTAAGTATTCTTGAAATAATCTGAAGTTCGATTGCTGATGTCAAACATTACCACCACCTTCCTTTGTGGTAATAATGTTGGACTTCATCATAGAAATCATCATATCAAAAAATGTACTCTTCTTTGAACTAACAAGTGTACCCAATTGTGGAGATACAAGTATGGTTGTTAAACCTTGGGATTGACGTTGTTGAATTAGATTCAACATTGTCTGGGATTCAAAATCACCAAAGTTCACATAATCAAAATTGGAAATTATCAGAACTTTTGCAGTTTCTGACCATATCTTCATATACTGATAGGATTCAGATTCAACACCGTTCCAAGTCTTCTTAGTTTCATCAATAAATTTAGAATATTTAAGATTGTACACATTACAGTGTAATCTACTTCCCTTCCAATACTTACAGATAGCACAATAAGTAAGCAGGTCTGCACTCTGTATAGTATTTTCATCAGAAGATATTCTATATACCCCAAATTTTCCATCTACGGCATTTAATACCTTGAGCATCTTTATCACAGATTCTCTAGAAGATGAAAACACTGGATTAGAAAATGATAGATTATTCCGTTCCAAAAGATAGGAAGTTTCAACTAAAATTGGACAAGATCTATCACAGAAGGCTTCTGTACAATGTGCAGTAAAAATACAATTATGCATCTTTCAGCCTCCTTAACACCGGATTTCTTGACATCTTATAATTTACTCGGGCAATAACACAATTTTTAGCCATCTGTAAAATATTGTCATATCCCATATTTATATAATCTGTTGGTGATGTGAAGAGTGTCAAAAATGGATCTAATGTACCATATAACTTATATCTATGGTCAACACCCTTTATATCTCGCTCCAATAAATATCTACGAACAACATATTCTTTAACATATTCCTTTGTGTATGGAATAAATTTAGATTCCGGCAAAGATGACCATATTTCCGGAATCTTGTAAAGATTTCCATCAATCTCCAAAGTTGAATAGAAACTATCAAGATTTCCATCCACATCCTTTAACAATCTAAAGATGTGTGGATATTTTACAATATTATCAACAATCTGTGCCTTTGTATATCCGTCAATAGGTAAAATAATTCCTAACTTTGAATCCAAAATCAGATCACCATATGGTTCATACATACATGCTGCAC